TAATACAGCATTAACAACAGCAGCGGCTATTTCTGCTTCACTGTATTTTGATATTTGTTTTATGGTTTCAATCACTGGCGCAAGGAGAGGAACACCTCTGGCTTGATCGATTCGCTCATGCTCCATTATATGCAAGACATTTCGTCTGCCCGTTTTTGTTCCGTAATACTCTATTCGTTCCCAGCTTGGCGAGCTAAGATCTAGTGTATTCCCTGGATGAGGTGTTCTAATGTGAATAGCGATAGGTATTCCATCTTCATCATACTCAATTCCGCCTGCAATATTTTTATCATCTGGCGCATCATAAGGATTGCAAACCCTATCAGCTTCTATTAATTGAAGTTTTAGATCATAAATAGCTCCCCTACGTTTAACCCAAGGCATTAAAACAAAAACATCGCCCGAGATTTGCTGCGACAGACTAACTAGCCGCTGAATCTCAAAGAAGTTTAAATGACGGGTATAATCACAACTTAATGGGCTATCCGCCCACAATTTAAATTGTCGCCCTATATTGTCTGATAGTTCTTGTGCTTGTTCATTAGTAAGACCTAACACAGCCATGTCCGGCGTTGATCTCACTGACAGACCCGTCCCAATAACGTTTGTATTAATTGTTCCAATAGCCCCGCGAGCAGCGGGGGTATTGTTATATAAATCCCTACAACGTTGACGCAAAATTGGTAAGTCGTCTAGTATTGCGCTATTAGCATCATTATTATTTGTTTCCCAATTCTGCATAGATCTTTTATTAGTTGCGCCTGTATAAGAATTCCCCCCTCGAATAATATTGAAAGCATGTGACATGGCGTTCATCTTTAACAATTTTTGCTGTCGACTGGCAGCCCAAAGAGGTGAAATAAAAGATATTGCGCGTTCAATTAATCGCATCGATTAGCCCCTAGTATGAACTGTTCTTATTTTTCTAGCTTTTTTACCGCTTAGAATAGCTACTTTTCCTTCCCAATAATTGCGCTGTCTAATTACGTCATTAAGATTTGCACGATTGATGGTCTTTCCTGCAATTGAATAAGATTGAGCACCTCCAAGTATTGCTAATTCTGCTTTTAAATACTGTTCATACATATATTTAGCCCGATCTATTGGTGTCATAGTTGATAGATCTGTTTGTGTCATAATTAAACCTTTATCCTATTGATATTCCCCCTCGCTTTTTATTACGAAGTCCAGCCCTAGCTTTTGTTTGATTTTGATTTTTGGAAACGCTCTGATGAATTATATCGGTATCAATTGCAGCATTAATTGCCGGTGGCGTTTCAACTGATGATTGATTCATACTTGAACGTTTCACAAAATTTGTACGTCTCGCAATCCTTGACCAATTCGGATCTATAATTTTGATTGCTGCTGTGTTATAAACTCGTAAATCGAATGGCTCATTAGCAGCCCCTTTCGGTTTTACCCATTGCCTTATTAGTTTTCCTTTTTTTAAATTAATTGTTAGTTTTTCACTAGTTAACCCGGCGTAATATTCCGCATCATATCCTCGTCCTTCATCATCAGGGAAATGACAATAACCCGCGGATGGCGAATCCTTTTTTAAACGTTTTTGAACTATGATTTTTCCTTGACTAACACCAAGAACATATAACCTACATTTATTTTTGGTATTTCTTGAGGGTTTTGAAATGAACGGTCTATCGAAAACTGATGCACCTTTAATTGCATAAACTCTATATTTATTTAAAGGTTTTGTGTATTGGTAAACTTCGTTAGTCCACCATCCCCCCGAATCAATAACAGTACAAGCAATGCGTAGTTCTGACCCATCTAGTCTCTTATAAACTGACCGGCGAAGCTGATCAATCCGTTCCCAAATAGATAAATTATTGGCGTCGTTATTAGTGATAACTGATAAATCACCATGCAACTCACCATATTCTATGCCCCATGATTCCTCACCAATTCCCCATCCGCAAACTTCATAAGCTATCCAATCTTGTTGCACATCAATAGCTAATGTTAAAAAAT